TAACTCACCAACGATTTAAATGCGTTCGCTGTGGCGTCGTATATAAGCGCCTGATTCGCTGCTGGCGTGCCGACTATTGTAACGTCGCTGAGGTCGTTTAGATCGGTTGGTACGGCGCTTGTATCGGCCTTAGCGTTTAGCGCTGTCTGCGTGGCTGTACTTACCGGCTTATCCGCGTCGCTTGTATTGTCTACGTTGCTAAAGTCTGCGCTGTTTGCCTTGGCGCTGAGTGCCGTTTGTGTGGCCGTGCTTACCGGCTTCGCTGCGTCGCTGGTGTTGTCCACATTGCCCAACCCCACTTCGCTTTTTACTAGGCTGTCGTTTGTCCATTCGCTGCCGTCGTACTTTAGCAGCTCGCCCGTTTCAGGTCCGCCCTGTCCAAATTGTACGTCTGTCAACTGGCCCAACTCCGTCACGCCGCCCGCGTCGTCTGCCGGTTGCCATTCCTGTACAGCTGCATCGTAGGCAAGTACCTGCCCGTCCGTTACGCCGGTCACATCCACGTCATACAGATCGCCAATCTTTGCACCCGTTACCGGTGTACCCTGCGCTATTGTAAAATCATCGCGCTTTATTCGAAATGTAAACGTTAGCACTTGAGCAAAGCGGCGCGGCGCGTCAATGGTATCTATATCAACGTCATTAAATTGTACGCTCTCCACGTTCACGCCGTTGTATGTGCCGCTAACGCGATCCAATGCACCGCGCACTTTGTCGCCGAGATCAGCAGCCAGCGCGTAGCTATCCGCATAGCAAAGAAATTCGAACCGTACTTCGTCCAGCTTACTAGGCCCGTCGTGCGTATCCTCAGGCGCTACGCTTTGCAATTGGTAAACAATGAACGGCGTGGCGGTTTCCTGCTCGGCTACCTCTGGAAAAATGTTGACGCCAACAATATCGGTGACGTCTGTGTTTTGCGTCAGTATTACGTACGCGGCTATTCCTGCATTCATTTCTTTTTACCTTTTGGTTTCGCTGCTTTGCGAATTTGGAACTCGTATTTTTTGCGCATCTTTGTGAGCGCCTCGCCCCGCTTGTTTGCAATCGACCGAGCGAACACGCCTTTGTTTCGGTTGTTGCCTTTTATGAACTGGTCATCACCTTCCACGATGTTAGCAAACCATGCATCAGCGTCTTTCGGTGCTTTCCTTCCTACGCGCGGCCCAACCCAAAATGTACTGTGCTGCTTGTCAATCTGCCAGACCTTAATGGATCGGCGTAGCGTACCCGCCTTTATATCAAAGCCACCTTTACCACCTCGACGGATCCGAATAGTTTCGCGGGCGTCTACAATGTTGTTCAGCATTTCATCTTTGTAAATCTTACCGACTGCGCGATGGATACGTTTCTGCACATTCTGATCAGTGATTTGTTTACGTAGTTGCTCAAATTGTTTCATCAGCGGCTTTATGTCTGCGCCGATTCCTTCAAAGCCAAGCTTACCACCTTTCTGCTCAAGTGATCCCTGTGCCATGTGTTCCCGTTATTTCGCAAAGCAAGATAAGCTGATCATTGCGCCCAACTTCCTCAATGCCTTGAATGGTGTACGTGTTGCTGTTGTATATAACGCGGTCCGCTGGATTGATTGCCCGCGTGTCCGTGCTGCTGCGGATCTTAAACCGTAGCCGCTGCACAGGTGTATCCTGATCGCCGGTAAGCTTCTCGGCCATACCTTCGCCCGCCTTCATCAGTTCAGCCCATACGGTTACCAACGTAGACCATGACGGCACGCGTTCACCGTACGCGTTGGCGCTGGTCGTGTAGTTCTGCACCTCTATTCGTCGGTCGCTTTGTCCTATCCTCATACTGAAGTTATAACGCGGTAAGGATTTAAGATAGCATAAAGGCCAAGCGGTAAGGTGGTGGCAATCGTACCGGCTACGACTGGCTGCCGCTGCTCATACAGGTGCGCCACCATCCAACGAATAGCGGTAATGAATGGCTTTGGTATATCGGCCTCGGCATATCCTACATTCATGTTGACTTGAACCGCGTTAAATGTGTCGTCATAAAGATCCGGCACGCTGTCGAATGTGATCCGCGCGGCTTTGGTTTTTATATCGGCCCACCACTTAGTTGTCGCCAGCGTCTGCGTCGTGTTCGCTGTGTCCTTGTACTGCACTGAAGCAATGGAGTTGACTGGACCAATAGGCAGGCGGACGTTGTAAAAGAAATCAATGTAGCCCACGGCGGTCACGTCACCGAGCCGCGTGTTGCAATAGTCTTCGACCCACGCAATAGCTGCATCGCGGTAGGCTTCAATTAGTGTATCCTCGTCCGTGTGATCCACGCGTAAATGTTCCTTTAACTGTGCCACGGTTATAATGCTGTCGAGGTCGGGCGTGCCTGTTATTTCTACGGTCATCATGTCGCTAAAATACGGACAAAAAAAAGAGGGGCCGAAGCCCCTCCTTTCCAAACAAATAACCCAACCAAATTATGCATTCAAGTGCTTGGCAATTGACAAAGCGCCAGGCTGTCGCAAATCGAAATCAAAGAATCGGTTCACGTGCAAGGCAATCTGTGCAGTACCTGCATCGCTGTACGGGTCAACTAGCAAATCAATGCCACCGAAGTAGGCAAGAATTCCGCCCTGTTGGAAGTTACCAAAGCAAAGCGCGCCCTCTGCCGCGGTTGTGCCATCCTCCAAAAATCCATTAACAAGGTACGGTGTAGCCACTGCGTTATACATATTGAAGCGGCCATTTTCCCAAAGTGGGTTTACATTAGCAACCTGAGCCAATGCCTTAGAAAGGCCGTAAGCGCCGGGACTCATAACGTATGATGCGCCGGCAAGGTTTGCACCTTGTGCAAGTGCGTCCGTTTCCATTGTGTTCACAATTGCAGCAGTTAAAGCCCCATCTGCTACGCTTGACTGATTCACTGCAGTCGATGCCATGATAGCGGCAAAGGCTGTTGTATCTACGTAAGCGTTCATCGCCGCGGCCAACTCGTTAGCAATCAAAGCGTCAACCTCTGCACCGCCCTGCAAAATCAATTGCTTGCTGTACTTGGTATTAGCTGCTACACGTGTTGGTGTCAATGAAAGTTCATCCATTTCCATGCCTGAACCTGCATCGGCTTCTACTTCTGTCGCTCCTGTACCTGCGGCCTTCGCGCTTACACGTGGAAACTGCAAGTTGCCCGTAGCGTTTCGAATGACTGTTGTGCCGAGTCCTTCCAATACGGTAGGGGCGCGAAGTGCTTCGATTGCAGCAGGGACAACAGTTGGAACGAATCCTGAACCGTCGCCGCTTCCTGCTTGGAAGTCGTCAGCACCTCCAGCACGTAAAGCAATAGAAGGAATTGCAATCTGTCCAGCCATCTGAAGTCCTTGGCTTCGTGCTTCCTTGCTTGCCTCACTTGCCCATTCTGCTTCTGCACCTTCCAAGTTGCGACCGTTTGCAACGGCAGCGACTGCACGGCTTAGGGAAAAAGAACCGTTCACGCGCTCAACTTCGCGCTGCTCGGATGCGCCAGCTGTACCGCTCTGCGCCATTCGTGCAACCATATCCTGCTCACGTGTTTTGTGCTTAATCTTAACGTCCAAGTCCTGCATCATGCCGTCAAGCTTGTCGCATCGTTCTTGTTCTGCTTCTGTCATAACGCGGCCTTCGCTGTCCGCCTTTTGGCCAATGGCTACGAATTCTTCGTAGTTCGCATTGCGCTGGCCTTTCAAATCGTTTAAAGTCATCTTAGTAATGTTTTGCGTAAAGTTACGCGGTTCTGTTTTTATCGTTGCAGGTTCTGCGCGTTCTTCCGTTTCCGGTTCTGCTGCTACCTGTTCATCTTTCAATTCCTCCACTTCCTGCGCCGCCGCTGCCATGTTACGCGCATATACTGAAGCCGTCGGGCTGGCTGGGTATGTTACTGCCGAGGTATCCAATAGCTTGCCCACCTTGGTTATTGTTCGCGTGCTGCGGTCCTCGCTCCATTCGTCTGCCTCAATTGTAAAGGCAAACGAGCTTTGTGAAATATCGCCGCGCTTAATTAGCTTGTAAAGGTCGCGCCCGTCCTGCGTGTCGGCAAGTGCCGCGCGATACTTCAAACCTTGCTCGTCTACGCTGAGTTCTAGCGTGCCGTTCGTAGTTCGTGCCAATGGTGCGCCGGTATGATTAAGCAAAAATCTAACGTCGTCTTCCATGACGCCATCAAATGCGCCACGTGCTACGGTTTCTTTGAAGTAACCTAAATCGTATTCTACTTCGAAATTGCTTGCATAGCCTTCGACTACCAAAGCATCATCGCCAGCGGCCCGCACTTCTGCCGTTCGCAGTTCTACGTTCTCACCGTATTGGCTGCGCAGCTCATCGGTGCGCTTGTCGTCTTTTTCTTCCATTTTATTAATTGTTTTTCGCGCCCATGGCAGCATTGATTTACCGCCCCAAGCGTCATACATCAAACCGCCACAACCTTCGTCGTATGGTACATTGGCATTTTTTGCGTGGCGACTTAAAAAGCTGTAAACCCGCTTCACTACGGATAAACTTAGATTTTCTTTATTGGCTATTTGATTGGCTCGGCGTTTACCTACGGGCGTCCCACAACTACCCCACCCATTTTCATCGGCAAATTTTAACGCGCGTTTTGCGTTATTAACGGCGCTCTGTGGGTAGTCATTAAACGCCATCGCTTGAAACTTTATCGGAATAAGCGCCTAGCCTATCCAGTGCAATTTGATTAACTGCAACGGTATGCGTATCGCCTCCGTCCGTTGGGTTTAGTTCTTCCTTGCCCCGTACTTCGTTAATGCTTAAAACGCCGTTGTTTAGCATCTTGGTGTAGAAGTCTGCACGGCTCTGCATATCGCCCCGGTATAAATCGTTCAAATTAAACTTACTGTATATCTGTGGGCGTTCGCGTGACTGGATTAGCTTTCTATCTATCTCCTGCTCGATGCGTTTGGCCCAAGGTGCAATGGTGTGCCGTGCGAATTGCAAGTTTTGCTGTTCAACGTTGTTGTATGTTGTTTGGCTTTCAAGCTGTACCAATGTGGGCGGCACGCTAAAAATGCGGCATATCTCCTCCGCTTGGAATTTGCGCGTTTCGATAAATTGCGCCTCGTCGGGGCTAATGCTTATTCGTGAATACTTGAATCCAAACGGCAGCAGCTTCGTGCCGGCTTGCTGTGCGGCCTTGTTCCAACTGCCTTGAATTATATCCATCTGCTCCTTTTTCAAAGGCTGGTCGCTGGATAATATCCCCGTCATTTGCCCGCCGCTTCCAAAGTATTCCGCGCCAAAATCCTCGGCTGCTTTCGCTAGTCCTAAATTCTCACGGTGCAAACGGATTGGTGACTTTCGTTGTAGGTTGCAAATCTCAAGCATATTCTCCGCTTGAACTATGCCCACGTTTCGAACGCTGTAAACCATTTGGCCATTTACGGTCTTGCGGTCTACGTCGTAAATATCTAAGCACACCAAACTTGTAACGTACCCACGGCCATCGCGCTCGATGAGTGCATAGCCCACGCCGTTAATGACTGCATTGCTTATAATGGTTTCCCAAAAGTCGAAAGCTGTTTGGTATTCGTTGGGCTTGTATTTGATAACGTCATAAGCAGGGTGCACATTTGCCGGTTCTATCTCGCGGCCTGTGCGCTCATATACCTCTAAATCTAAACTCGCCAAGGTGCTGGCAATTTTGTACACGCAAGCGTAAACCGTCGAAATCGTGAGCGCCGTGTTTTCGTTTATGTTCGCGCCGCTTACCGTAGTGCCGTAGATGCCTAAATCATTCGCCAAGGTCTGCGAATCGTACTTACCTACGCGATACCTCAAAAGCGCGTTTAATCTGTCGCGAAGTGTTGCCATATGGGTCGCAAATTACGAAAGGGAAATTATATCGAAAACCGTATCATGTGCGCCGCTTGTTTTATGGTGGCCGTATTCGTTCATGGCAATGATTGAAGCAATTACACCGTCCACCTTTTTGCTTTCGTGTTTCTCTTTGGTGACGCGTTTATTTTCGTTGACATCAGTATAAACAACAGCGCAACCCATTTGCCACCTTAGTACCTCGTTGCCTCCGTGGATAATGTTGCTTTTCATCATTTGCATCTCAAATTCTTTCGTTGGGCCGTTCATCGTGGTAATATTCTGCGCCATTGGGTGCATTTCTATGTCGTCTTGTATCAATTCGCTCACGATATACGTGCTAAATCGCGGGTCGTAGCCTATGCCGCGAATGTCGTATTTCGCGCACGCGTCAACAATATGCTCTTTTACATATCGAAAATCGGTGACGTTGCCCGGTGTAATTGTCAAATGCCCGTCTTTTGCGTATCTGTGGTAGTCAATTCCTGCGCTTAATTTCTTGCTGTCGGCTTTGTCTTGGTTTACAAATTGATGAACGATGAGGTAAAAACAATCATGCTCATCGTCACGAAAAAGCAAGGCGAAAGCGGTTAAATCCTGCGTGCTGGCCAAATCTAAGCCACCAAATGCGGGTAAATACTGCAAACGCTCCCACGGTATAGGCTCAGCGCCCTGCATAAAAACGTCGTCAGGAATCCATGCGTGTTCGGCACTTGTCCAAATATTTAGATTCAGACGCAAAAACGTGTTTAGGTACGACGGGACGTTTTGCGCTTTCTTGCTTTCTTGCTCGAAGTAGGCTTTTGTGCAAATCGAACCGTATCCCGGATTGGCTTTTTGCCATGTTTCTTCAGCAGTCCAGTCATCACTTTCAGCAGCGGCATAAAGTACCGGTAAAAAAGTTTCATCGAGAATACTACCCTCCTGAACTTGCCGAGCGTACTCATGAATTTCAAAACAAATCGAATTACGGTCATGGCCTGCGGTAGTTAGTGCGATAACAAGCGGCTGAGTTCGTGCGCCTGTAGACGTTACAAGCACATCCCACAAGTCACGGTTCGGCTGCGTGTGTAGTTCGTCGAAAATTACGGCATGGCAATTAAAGCCGTGTTTTGTGCTTGCCTCGGCACTAATGGACTTGTAAAAGCTGCTTTTGTAGTTGATGGAATTGCGCAAAACCTTGGCGCGTTGGCTCAGGTGTTTGTTGTTGTGTATCATCTCCTGCGCGATGCTAAAGACAATATTGGCCTGATTTCTATCGCCTGCCGCGCTTATCACCTCCGCGCCCGGCTCACCGTCTGCAAAAAGCATATAAAGGGCAATGGCTGCGCTTAGGTTCGACTTGCCATTTTTACGCGGTATCTCAACGTA